CTTTCCACGCTTGTGATGGTGTCATGTCACTGCGAAACCGCCAATCAGTCTCTGATAGCTTGGTGTCTCTAGTGGTGCGTACAGACTTGGCTTGCTCTGCATCCTTAGCAGCTTTGTAAGCGGCTTCATTCTGAGCAGCAGTGGTTACATTGCCTTCAGAATCTTCAGTGTCAAAGAACGATGGGCCAAGATTCCACTTGGTGTACCACTTGCCATCAATCTCCTCTACACCACCATAGACTGAGTATTGGTAGACAGTGCCACCTGTGGCTTGTGGGCCTTCAAAGACTACATCAGCGCCAAAGTCGTTGAGGGTTGCTTCGTTGATCTGTTGAGGGAAAGATGTGCTTAGGTGTACTTGACGAAATTCACTCTCGTATACAACTGCGCCTGTTTGTCTGATTCGTATTTGCATGATGTTTCCTTATGCGATTGCCAAGAAGATGTATGTGCCAGCATTCACATTGATTGCCGCCAAGATTGTGGAATTCAATGCAAAGCCTGTTGATACTGTGGTGACAGAACCAAGGGTAGCTACTTCAGCCGCTGTGCTGTTTAAAAGCAGGTATGGGTCTGTCAATACGGTCATGCCACGGGCTGTGTCGTAAACGTACCAATCACCGCTTGCGTCTGTGCGTTTGATGAGTACAAACCTTGCCCCGCCAGCACCAAAGCCGCAGTTGATGGTTTGAGTTGTGCCGTTTCCTGTGTATGAGCCTACTTTAGATACACCAGCGCACGTTGCAAATAGGTAGGCGACAAAAGTTGATGCACTAGCGTTAACAACAATTGAACTGTCAATAGAAAACACAGACGCTGTTGGGGCTGTGTTATTCCAATATGTATTAGTATCCTCGCCATCTGCTGCATTTAAACGCAAATTCTTTGTTGCTCCTAAAGTGCTTGAATACACTTGCCAATTACGAACATCACTTCTGCTTTTAAAAATCATCAATTCAGGCGCTACTGTCAAGTTATGAGTCACAGTCCTTGCAACTCCCGTCCCTGTATAGCAAACCTCATCAAAAAACGATGGGGCACGTTGTAAATACCAATTTATGTAAGACGCACCCGAGGAATTTGCTATTGCATTTGTTCCAAATGTTACACCTGTGTTTGAAAATGTAAGAGTGCTTGCTCTTGTTTCTTCAGCAGTTGTTGCATTTGAATAGATTGCTTGGTCACTACCACGCAATTTATCAAAGAAAGGTGTTGCACCCGTGTAATCATGCGGTCTATTAACAGGAATAATCAAATCGGGTGCAAATCCAGCCGTTCCAGTAGCAGTTGCACCAGTGCCTGTCCTTGTAACAGGCGCAAACACACTCGTACCCAACGTAGGCACTTTCATCGGGCCACGGCGTATGGCTATGTAGATAAAGTCAGTGCCGTAGCTTTGAGTAATAAATCCAGTTGATGTTAATCCAATAGAATTGGTTGTATATTCAGCATCAGATTTATTTGGTTGCAGAATTGAATCATTACTACCAAATACTGTCATCCCTCGCATATTATCCGTAAGCATCCAGTTTCCTGCTGCGGTAGACCTAGTAAGAACCCATTGAGGCTCCCATCCAAGGTTAACTGTTGCTTCATAGGTTGCGGGGTTTGGAGTTGCCAACCCACACGAAATCACATTGTCTGTACCAGCTAGGCCAAAGCCCCCTGCGTTGTGGGCGAATAGGTAGGCTACACACGTTCCACCAGTTCCACCAACTTGAGCATTTCCACTATTTACTGTAAATTGTGTTGAAGTAGGTGTAGTGCTATTCCATAAAGAAGATGCTGTATCCGCTGCTGCGGTTGTATTTAAAATTAAAGAACCCGCATTTCCTAAACTTGTATGATATACAACCCAATTAGCTGTTGTATCGGTGCGTTTAACAATTATACAAGCAGGAACAGAACCTAAATTATGTGAAATATTTTGTACTCCTCCCGTTCCCGTATACGTCACAACATCAAAAAACTTAGCTTGCTCTCGGAATGTCCATGAGACGTAGGAATATGTGCTTGCATTTAGGGCACTTCCACCTGTGGTTGCTAATGAAAAACCATTTGAATTAAAAGATATAAATCTGTCGTCAGCTGCACTTTCCGCATTAGTTAAATTAGATTGCAGGACTTTGCCAGCACCCCTTACTGTGTCATATAAATAATGTCCACCTCCAAATATTCCGTCACGATATTTAATCCAAGTCAACCCGCCTTTACCAGACAAATCAATATCATTGGTGATGGTCTGTGTAGAGCCATTACCTGTATACAGATAAGTCGAGAACACATCCTCAATGTAATTTGCAACAACACTAGCCGCAACATTGGACTGATTAGATGAAAACATTCTTGTCCTTATGCGGTGTAGTTCTGACCAGCAGTAGCGCCGTACCAATATGTGCCATCAGAGATAAACACATACTTGTCCATCTTGCTTGCAGTGCTGGTGATTGTTGGTGCAGTGCCGCTGGGCCACTGTACTGTTGACCAAGTAACTGTGCGTGAGCCAGTAGCATCTTGCTTGAGCAGTATGGTGAATGACTTACCACTAACAGCAGTAGGCATAGTGATAGTTGCATTGCCTGTGAGCGTAATGATCTGCACTGTGCCGTTTGTCAATGCCAGTGTGATAGCAGTTGAACTATTGGCTGAGAATGGTGTCTCGGTGTAATTTGTTATCGTTGGGTTGGTCAGTGTCTTGTTGGTGAGCGTCTCTGTGCCTGTATATGTGGCAATACTAGCTGTCGCCAAAGTTGTTTGACCAGTACCACCATTAGCTATTGGCAACGTACCTGTTACGCCAGTAGACAATGGCAAACCAGTTAAGTTAGTTGCCGTTCCGCTACTTGGTGTTCCTAATGCGCCACCATTGACAACAAAAGCGCCAGCAGTTCCTACATTAACAGCTAAAGCAGTTGCTACACCTGTTCCGAGTCCAGAAACACCAGTAGAAATTGGAAGACCAGTTGCATTAGTCAATGTTGCGCTTGTTGGAGTACCCAATATAGGCGTAACAAATGTTGGACTTGTTGACAATACAACATTACCACTGCCTGTGGAAGTCGTTACTCCAGTGCCACCATTGAGAACAGGCAATGCAGTACCTGACAAGGTAATTGCCAATGTTCCACTGGTTGTAATTGGTGAACCTGAAACCGATAAGAATGTAGGAACTGTTGCCGCCACACTTGTTACTGAACCAGAGCCGCCAGATGCTGTAATTGTTTGATTAGGCCAAGTGCCAGTAACAGTTATGTTTGTTCCTGCAACAATGCTAGGAGAAGCAGTACCAGTACCACCATTTGCCACTGCCAATGTTCCTGCCAGTGTGATTGTTCCAGATGTGGAAATAGGACTGCCAGTTACAGTCAGACCAGTTGTGCCACCAGAAAGGGCTACGCTTGTAACTGTGCCACTACCAGCAGTGCCGTTTGCAGCCGCTGTAATTCGTCCTTGAGCATCTACAGTAATGTTGGCTACTGTGTAACTTCCTGCTGTTACAGCAGTGTTTGCCAATGCAATAGTTCCAGTTGTGGTGATTGGGCCACCTGATAAACCTGTACCAGTTGCAATATTAGTTACTGTTCCACTACCGCCACCACCGCCTTGACCGCCACTTGAAATAATTTTGATGCGTTCTTGTAATTCTGTCGAAACAACTTCACCTACGTTGATCTCTTTGCCGTTAGACAAAGCAATAATTAAAGAGCCATCAAAGTCGATGTTGGCATTGGCAACAGACACACCATCGATACCATCTATTCCATCTTGACCTTTAGGGCCTTGTGGCCCTTGCTTACCATTGATTCCGTCCCGTCCAGCCTTACCATCTTTACCATCACGCCCATCTTTACCATTAATTCCGTCACGACCATCCTTAATAGTGATGATCCGTTTTTCAAGAACATCGGTTACATTGTCAAACTTACTACGAATGTCAGTGTCAATCTTCTTCAGAGATTGCACAACCATTTGAGCATTCTCAGCCGCCTTACGCTGCTGCATTTGCTTAACTTCGGATACAGAGTTGTTTACCGCATTAAAGATATTATCTGCAATGCCATCTACATTCCCATCATTGAAGATTTTATCAATTGCCATTTCTCAACTCCTGATTTAAGTTTTGTAAAAACTCGTTTTCCATGTCAACTACAGTGCTTTTGGCATTATTCATCTGTAATTCAACAATTTTAGACTTGTTTTTAATGTCTGCTTCCTTGAGCATCAACTCGGCAATCTTGACCCGCTTATCAAACTCTTTAGATGCTTGGTTATCTTCATTAGGAAGGTTCTTGGTCATTGCCGCCATGTTCTTTGCTTGTACTTCTTGTGGCAATAACTGCGCTTCAACAGACAATTTGATAGCTTCTGCTTTGTTTTGTTCTGCTTGACTTGTCTGAACAGCAATATTTGCCTGTGCAGTCTGCATTGCCAACTCTTGTTGCATCTGTTGCATCTGTTCTGCTTGCGGATTAGGCTTACTCATCTCATCCAAAGCCGCCATCATCTCGTATCTATTGCTTAAACTTGAATTAGCAATGATTCCTTTGAGAATCACAGGCAAAACAGGTGTATTTGGGCCAAGAGTTTGCAATAAACCGATAAATTGCTGTTGTTCGTACTCACGAGCAATGATTCCAAGGGTAGCAGTGGGGATGAAATTCATGTCTACAGAGGGATAACGCTCTGGGTCGAACTGCATGAACCTGAAAGCCGCCTTTTTGATGAAAGGCACAAGGAAATCTTCTTGGAAGTTGACTAGAGTACGCTTGTACTTCTTGATGATGGATGCAACCGCCATCGACATACCACCCCCATCACGGCTAGATTGGGAAACCATGCCATTTGAGTCAAGCGTACCTGTCGCTTGTAGCAACATTCGCTCAAAGTCTTTGGCAGTTGCTAGGTTATTAGGGTCACTCTGACCAAACTTGAAGGGATACAGGATTTCATTGGGGTTGCCGTTGGTGAAATGGCTTTACCAGCCTTGATCTCAAACTTCATGCCACGAGGCAGTCTTGTTGCATCCATAGCAACCATTGGGGCAGTGGTTAAAGCAAGTGAATCCAAGTGAGCACGAGTCTGAGCATCAATAGCTTTCTGCATATTGAAGGCTTTTTCCACTGTACCTCGCCCCAACAAGCGATTAGGCACTGTATCGTCTTGGTACGACAACACAGGTCTGTCTTTCATCATGTAAGGATTTTCTTCAGCCTTGAGCAATTGACCATCGTTGGCAATTACGACAATGGCTTCTACCATATCTGAATAGTCTTCAGCGGTAGAGTTCTCAGGGAACAACTCAACAATGTCTTTGTTTTCCTCAAGATTGTTCAAATACTCACGGGGTACTAACCCGTAATACGTCAACAATAAAACCTTCTCGTCTTGGTACTGAGATACCTCTTGGGTAGGCTCTAGGTCGGTATCTTCACTGGCTGTACCAATGTCCACCTTACGATAGATGCCCTTTTCAATGCCTTGAACAACCTTGTGGATAGAGACATACTTCTCAATAGCTACACCCATACAGTCATCAATGCTTGTCCCATTAGGGTCAAACAAGAAGTTCTTGGGGTTGATAGGCATGATTTTGACAGAAATCCTGTCTCTCTCCATCACGCCAATAGCTGCTTGACCCTGCTGATTAGGAATAGCCTGAGTAGAAGGTACATACTCTTTCTCAGTCTTGACAATGATCTCGCCAATACCTGTGCCATAAATCTCAGCCATCAACTCAATCTGATCAATACTCTTGCGAATCTTGTCTTTCTTGAAGTCTTCCATCAACTGATTCTTGATTGCTTCAACATCTATAGGGTTTCCACCTATGTCTTGGATATTGTCTTCAATGTCAAAGAAGTCTCCTTGACCAAAGATGGCTTCCATGATCTCAGCATGGCGAGTCTCTACAGCTTGTTGTGTGGCAGGGGTAACAATACGGCTACGCTCAGATTCACGGGTCTTGTCTTCTGATGCCCATTGACCTCGGAAGATGCGCTCATACTCAAGCCAATCGGGAAGAAAGTTTGCATCTCTATAGTCACGCCACTTGTTACAGTGATCGGTAACAAATTCGGTCAAATCTTTATCAGCCTCAGTAGGCTCATAAAACTCGTTTTGCTCTAACTTGACTTCTTTGTTTGTTGCCATCTATATCCCCGAAATAATATCTAAAGGCTCCCACTCATCTTCTTGGTCATCAGAAAAGTATGAGGTAACCGCCAATTGGTCAATGTAGGAAAGAGCATCGGGTAAATCATCGTGAACACCTTGGGCGGGAAACATTAAGATTTGATCCTTAAATTCTGTCCAATCTTCCTCAGAGTTCAGCACAACACGCCCATGCTCAAACCTTCCTTGGAGACTCCAGATAATCCTGTCAGTCTTTTTCCTGTTGCCATGCGTTAAGTCAACTATGTGGGAATATACATTATTTTTCCGCATTAAGTCTGACAAATACGGCAAAACAGCGTTTTTTAATGCTCCTCGCTCAATTCCAACGCTCAAAGGTCGGTATTCCCGCATTTTCAAGAGGATTGTTGCAGCAGTCTCCCTAATGTCCCAACGCCCAAAAGCAATCTCTTTTACAAACCATTTGCCATCTTCAGTGACTTTAACAACAGCAATGGCAGTCTGGTCTAGTCGCTTCTTAGAGTTAGCCGCCTGTCTAGCTACTTCCTCAAATCCAGCTAAGTCACAGGCTATGAAGTAAGAACCATGTTCAGGTTCTTCCCCGTATTTAATCCATTCTTCTTTGAAGACATCTGACCCTGCATTGTCAAAAGATGCCATATACTCTTGCTTGAAGGCGAATGAACTTAGGGTCTTCTTTGCGCTCTCAATTTCATCAGGGTCGATCAAAGGGTTGTCTTTGGTGGTGAAATGCCATGCTTTCCAATCTTCATCTTCCTCTGACTGCCCAAGTTTAAAGATGTCATAGAAGAAGTTGCGACCCTTGGGAGTGCCGATAAACATAGCCCTACCCTTTTTGTCTGACAGAGAAGCACGAATAACCTGTTCCCATGCTTCAGGTTTGATGTCTGCAACCTCGTCAAGCACAGCATAGGTGAGCGACACTCCTCGCAAAGTATCTGGTCTATCTGCACCTCGGACATAGATCTTTGCTCCGTTTATCAAGGTAATGTCCATATTATTGATGTGACTAGCAGAGATAACGTCTCTACCCAACTCCATTAATACATCCCAAATAATCTGACGAGCCTGACCATTGGTAGGTGCAACATAAAGCACAGCAGAACCAGCACTACACTGCAAACCCTCAATCAACAGGGTAATGGCTGAGAGCCTTGACTTACCGCAACGCCGCCCTGCCGCAATAACTTTAAACCTTGTTTTATCAGCAAATACTTCTTGTTGCCAAGGAAGGAGGCTAAAGTTTAGATCAGACATCTTTGCTTTCTATATCTTCAGCTTCTATTGTGTTTTCACCAATGGTTAGGCCACCAATGCCTGAAATCGTAATGTTTACAGCACTTCTCTGATTCTTCTCTTTTTCAAACAGAGCAATAGGAAGCATCCTATCCATACATAGCTTTAGCGCAGCCATCTGTGCAGGGTGGTCATCATCAAGGGCAATCTGAACAGTCTTTTGGACAACATTGACTCCAGCACTGTTTATCAATAAATCCTTGAGTTCTTTGACTCTTTGGTTCTCGGTCTTGGGCAACATAGCTAATGGCTTGGCATCAGCATACTTTGCCATAGTCAGCTTACCTGAACCCTTTGGGCGACCCTTTTTCTTTAGGTTGTCAGGGAGTGCATCTACTACGTTCATCTTTTATCCAGTGAAGGGAAGTTAGCGCATACTTTACATGAGAACAGGATTCTTGTATAGTGGACTCAAACGGGGGCATCACCCACCCCTCTATGCGGTTGAGCCGACCAAGTAGGATAAACGTAGTGAACCATGTAGTTCTCAAGTAAAGAGCAATCTTGAACGGGGCTTGTAGCGTGGAGAGATAGCACTGACAAGCATCTCTAACTTAGCATAAACGAGAGGCTCTCCTTTAAAAGGATCACCCCACTCACGGGTGTCTATTCCTGTTCGTCAACTAATCAAAGTCCTTTGTTGGCGTTAAACACTAACTTACCCTTTTCCAGTGTAAGCGAGGGTACACAAATATTATCAGGAGGAACACCACCCCTCCCCCCCACTAAGTAAGCGCCAACTAACATAAACAGAGTAAGCACTAACTAACATAGGCGGAGTGAGCACTGACTAACTAAGAGTTAAGCGACCAAGCGGTCGGGTAATTGCATATAGGGTCTATGCACCATATTGCATACACCTAGAGAACTATATTGCATACACCTAGAATAAACTGACATCTAACTTACATCCCACATTATGAAATAATTTAGATTAGTTTTACATTGTGGAATATACGGGTAAAAGTACTGGGTATGTATACAGCATAGGGTAAGTCCTAGTTTAGACTTTATTGTTTAGAATCATAGACTTAACTATGATCAATTTTATATGGCACGATTCTATTATGTATATATATGTAAGGGTAAGAAAAATCCTTATGTTCATTAATTTTTTGATAGGTGAAACACAATGAAAAATCCATACAAGACAATCCTAAAGTCATTAGGACTGCCATACAAGACAATCCTAGGTGAGTCATCCGCCAAGACTGTTAAAGGCCAGTCTATCGGTTATTTGACGGGAATTGTCTACCTAATACCTGATGACAGACTTTGCCCTATGGCTAAGCTTGCAGGCTGTTTTGAAGGCTGTCTTAACTCGGCTGGCAGGGGCGCATTCAATAGCGTGCAAAATGCACGAAAAGCTAAGACTCAATTTTTGTATGAAAACAAAACGGCCTTTATGCTGTCATTGTGTGCCGACATTTGGACGCTAGACAATAGGGCTAAAAAGCTTGGCCTAATCCCTTTGATCCGTCCCAATGGCACATCTGACTTATGCTATGAAAATCAACAGGTAATTGACGGGAAAACTATTTTCCAATTATTCCCACATATACAATTTTATGACTACACCAAAATCCCTTCTCGTAACTTAGACGGGAAAACGTGCGGTAATTACGATCTAACCTATTCATTCTCTGCCATTACACCTAAACCGATATCCATCAAAGGGTTAACTAATCCCAATAATTCCCGTGTGGCTGTGGTTTTCCAAAAACAATCCGATATCCCAAGTACTTTTAGATCATGGGACGTAGTAGACGGGGACAATACGGACGTGCGCCATATTGAGCCAAAACGTGTGGTGGTGGCTCTGTATGCTAAGGGTAAAGCTAAACGGGAAAATAATGGTTTTGTTCAAATTAAAGGGGTGCATTATGCCTAAGATAGTTTTTAATAAGCTTTTAAACGGGTGGTTTATTGTTCGGGGTGTACATCAAACCCCGATCGGTGGTCGACATGAGACTAAGCAGGCTGCAATTGATCACATCAATAATGTGAAAAAATACTATGCTGCTAAACCTTCTACAGTTAATTCCCGTAATTAATGCATAGACTGTAGACCCTTAATTTAGGGGTCTATGGTCTAGGTTTTGACTAACCTAGAATTTCAATCAATCATTTAAAAGGTTTCAACATGGATAAAATTGATCAAATTATTGTAGGTGTAAGCATTACGGGGTTTCTTTGCTTAATGCTAATCATTGGATTGTGGGGTTAAGCATGAAATACTTCTACATACGTCATCAGCACTATTTGGAAAACACTTCGGCCTATGGTTATGGAGATTTTCCCGATAAGATACCCTATCTAGCTGCTATCGTTGAAGCAGATACTCTACGAAAAGCACAAAATAAGGTTAAAAAGCTTTTCCCAAGGGTTATTTTTAACTCTAACAGTCCCGTTATCTCTCATTACTTATTGGCAGAGAATGATCGTTTCGTTGACTATTTCGTCAAATTACCCTTAAACCATGACGCTAGATTGTCCCCAGCTAATCAAGAATTGCATAACTCATGCGTGAGAATGCTTGAAGAGGTGACAGTATGAAGCATACGATGATTTGGTTTGGTCATATGACGCATGGGACATTTAGAATTGGAGAAGATGAAAACCCCATAGTTATTGTCAATTCAATAGATGAAAAAGCAATAATGGATCCTGATGACGTTGAAGAAATATTGCAAAACGTAGGGTATGACAGCTATTTGATCCTCGATGAATTCGAGGGTGATATTGTTTTTTCTCAAGAATTTTTGAAAGGTTTAATCAATGACTAATTACAGAGTCCAATATGTTCGCATTGAGCACCAAGTCTATTTTTTAGAAGTTTGCGCTGAAAATAAAGAGCAAGCCGAGGAAATAGCCAGCGATGAATTCACTGGAAGCGAAAACTATGAAGTAGTTCATGCAGAGGAATTCATTAACCAAGTTGATGAAATTGAGGTAACTTTGTGATTTATGCAACGATAGCCCTACTTCTAAAAATCATCCTAAGAAAGTAAATTAAGCCCTTCGGGGCTTTTTTCTTGCCCGTCTATACCTTACCCTAGGTTATCCATAAAAATCGATCCTAGGCACGTTAAAACCCGTCTAATCGGTATTATCTAAGTTATAGGTGCATAGTCCCACATGGTCTAGGGATGCATCGGGGTCTAATCCTAGGTTATAGAAGTGAGCAGCCCATGCAATTGCTATTTTCATCCCAGCATGATCGCTACCATTACCCATTGTGTCTAGGATCAACTTCTCGCTATCGGTTAGCGTCATGTAGATTCTATTCGGGGTTTTACGGGGTAGCGCCATTGATTTGTTGTCTCCAATATTCAGCAATTAGCAATGCTTCTGCCCTGTTTATGTCCTTTTTTAGCTTTAACGATGCCTTGGGGAATAGCTTCCTTGCAAGGTCTAAGGCTTCATTTTTGTCTGCTGTCAAGTTAAAGTGCTTTTTCCATTTTTGAGGACTGACCAAATGAAAAGGGTAGTTAGTCAATTCGCAAACTGCGCTAATAACACCTACAGCCCTTGCAAAATTCCATGTTGACGATATGCCTTGCTTTGGCATAGCGTGAACTTGTTCCATGCAGATTTGCGCCCCTTCCTTGGGATCGACAATAGATAAGATTCGACTCTTGAACACCAAGGCGAGAATGTGCTTGTCCTTATGGTCAATCATGAAAGATTCAACGTAATTCCCATCATGGTCTATTGCACCTAATGCGCCACTTACTGAACCAGCGTCAATCCCTATGTAGATCATTGATTTCCTTCATGTTTTTTACTAAATCGTCTTTGATTCCTACCCATAAGCATTCCAAATCAGCATCCAATTCTTTCGCCCGATGCCAAGCATATTCCTTGGCAGCAGGTTGTTTCGCCATCCAAATCAAATGCGCTAAGGTCGCCTGATACAAAAAGGGCTCTGTTGATAAGTATTTGCGAATGCGGTTTGCCATCTTTTAGGTTGTCCAACAGTTGATTGGCTTCTTCCTTTGTCATGCTACTTTGCCCCTTAGTGCTTCTTTGATTTTGGCAAGAATCTCAGGGTTTGGCTTGGCATTCTTCATATCTTCATCAAGTTTTGCAAGGGCAGGATCACGCAATGAGCTTGATGGTACTGTCGTTCTAGCAATGTCAGCCTGTTTAAACGCTTGCTTTTGGTTTCTCACCCAGTTGCGCCATGTGGCTTGCCAGTCCAGCTTTGTGGAGCCTGAACCAGCTTTTGCGCTCCAGTAGTCTCTAAACTGCTCTCCTACGCTCCGCAAATCTAAATCAGGTCTTTCCTGTTTAGCCCAGTCTGCCCATTCTGTTGGCAAAACAAAATCAGCAGAGAGGCGTGAGCCTCTTGTGGTCTTTTTTGCTTCTGTCTCTCTCTTTGTCTCTGTCTCTGTCTCTGTCTCTGGTCTAGCATCTTGCTGACAATCTGCTAGCACTCCGCTAGCGATCTCAAAGAATCCCTTATCAATCAATGGCTTAACACCATCATCATATTCCTTCTTGGTTATATGTAGTCTGAACATGAGGTCATCGACTGACCCATCAAAAACACCATTTTTGGACTCTGATGCTAGCAACCACATCAATGGTGCTAGCGCCTTGCTAGCGATAGGCAAGGTCATAAATGTTCTGTCGTTTAATGTCTCACGATGGAGTTTTATCCAAGGTGGATTACGATCTTTATAGTGCTGGAATACAGCCCAATTTTTGGGTATAAGTTTCATGATAAACCTTACGTTGTCGGTTGTCGTTACTGATGAAACATTGGCAGGGCGGTAACGAATCGCCTTTTCGGGTTGCATTCCCTAGCCACGTTTCAAATCATTATACTGTTTTCTTTTGTTTTTCAATTGACTTTGCTAAAAGTTGTCGTAACCATTTAGTCCCTCCAAGTCGTTTAAACTCATTCCACTCGCTTATAGTGGCTCTTACGGCAATGGTCTTGCCGCTTTTGGTCATTTCAGATTTAGGTCTTGGCATAGAGGCATGATTGTGTAGTGTTTAACATAAACCACAATTAGGGTTTATCCTAGTGTACAACACTACGATCTGTGTAACACTACGAGTTCTTTACCAACACTTTGAAAGGCTTCAACATGGAATTCGATATAGAACTTTACGATCTTGACATAGAGATCAAGACATGGGTCGAATGGGAAGAAGACCCCGACTACTCTCCTGAAGATGGAGTCTACGATAAATTCATTTGGGCAGTCTACTTACAGGTGGGCAACACTTGTATTGAGATTACCGATGAACTCTCCAGCGAGGAATCCAAATCAATTGAAGAACAGATTGAGGAGTTTAGCCGTGACAGCATCTAACAAAGCTCTTTGGGAAGCCTACCAAGAACTCAACGATGATGACATCATGGATGCCATCCAAGGCTCTGTAGCTATCCCTCTTGCTATCAAATCAGGGGACTGGGAGTATGCCCAATACTTCATCAAAGAGCGCATAGAAAACAAGATGCAGCGTAGGGCTGAACTTGCTCTGTACGAAAGCATCAAAACTCCATCTATTGATTCTGATGACGAACTACGCACCTTGCGTACCCTTTGGCTGAAGAAAGATTACAAGGGAGATAAAGATGAGACTTAAACACACCATTGCCGCAATCCTTGAGGAGAACCAAGATGAACTTTTTTGCCCGTTTTGTACGAAACCTAAAGGCGATGAAATTGACTGCTGCGACCAATCAGGGAATTGGTTCAAATTACGCTACTTTGATTTTGATACCCAATTCAGTATTGCCAAAACAATTTTTAACTTACAGAAAGGTGTACCCGACCAAAAGACTGATGGACAAGAAATCTGAGTTTGTTTACACGAACTCACTTCATACAGACATTTCAATAACATTCAAGAAGTTTAAACAGGAGTAAATATGAATCAAGAACAGGTGTTAATGTTGCTCAACAAGAACGTCAATGAGCATACCGAGAAGAAAGCCAACCTAACCTATCTCTCATGGGCTTGGGCTTGGGCTGAAGCAC